GTCGTCGGCGGCGTCGCGGGCCGCGGCGATCGCCTGGTCGATGGTCTGCGTGAGCGGTCCGGCGATTGCCTCGCCAGCGGCGTTCTGCGCCGCCTCGTCGCCGAACAAAGCCGTCGAGAAGTTTGCGGCGGCCGAGTTCAGGTTCTCGGTGATCCCGTCGCCGATCGTATCGTTGAAGGCCTGCATCCCGGCGATCGCGGCGTCGAGCCCCGACGTGTCGAAGCCGAGCCGCTCGCCTATAAACGCGGCCGCCTCCATCAGGGCCTGTACGGGGCCGCTGATTCCACCAATGAGGATCCCGAACGCGGCCTGGAGACTGTCGCCGATACCCGCGAAGAAAGCGACCACTCGCTGGCCGAACTCCCAGACGGCGTTCCACTGCTGGCCGACCTGCGAGACGTAATTCCAGATCGGGCCGGACTGGGCGACGAAGTAGTCGGCGATCTCGGCGAAGTACCTCGCCCCCTGAAGGATCCCGTCGCCGATCGCCTGGCCGATGTTCGCCCCGCCGATCGACCCGACCATATCGGTGAAGGCCGTCGAGATTGCGGTGACCGCCGGGGCGAGGTAGGCCGTGACCTGGTTGATCACGCCCTGGATCGCGGCCCGGACTTTGTCGAACGAGTCGCCCATCGCGTCCACGTTCCCGGCCTGGGCGTTCGTGAGCGTGAGACCGAACCGCTCCGCCTCCTCGCGGGCGGCCTGGATCCCAGCGGCCCCTTCGTTGAACATGGGCAACAGGGCCGCGCCGGCGCGGCCGAAGATCGCAGTCGCTGCGGCCGCGCGCTCGGCCTCGGTGGGCAGCTCGGAGATCGCCTGGGCGATCGCCTCGAACTGCTGCTCGGCCGAGAGACCGTTCAAGTCCGCGACAGAGAGCCCGAGCTGGGCGAGGGCCGCGTTCGCCTGCTTCGAGCCGTCGGCCGCCTTCGCGAACGTGACCTGGGCACGGGTCATAGCCGCCCCAAGCTGGTCAGTCGAAACTCCGACCATGCTTGCGGCATGGGACAGGCCGGCCAACTCACCGTAGGTCAGGCCGAGCCGGTTCGCCAGGTCGTTCTGTTGGGAGATCGCCTCGGTCGCGGCGGCCCCCATGCCGACCAGCGAGCGGGCCGCGGCCGTCGCCCCGGAGACGAACGAGGCGAAGAGCTGCGTCCCCTGGATCGCGACCAGCGCCCCCATGCCGGACCGCAGGCCGGCGACATCCGATTGGAGCCGCTTCATGGACGCCGACGCCGCGTTCACCCCGGCCGTGAGGCCAGAGGTCGACGCGGTGAAGACCGCCCGGACCTTGCCGATCGTGCTCGCCATTACTTCGCGTCCTTGCTTTTCTTTGGCTTTGCCAGGTGTTTCAGTTTCGCCAGCTCGCGGGCCATCTCTTCGGGCGTTTGCGTGGGCCGGCTCGGGTCATACGTTGGCAGGAACATCTCCTCGAACTCCTCCGAGACCTTCGCGTTCAACGCCCGGCAGATCGCCGCCGTCTGCCGGCCCGTCCGCCGCCACTCGTCGCCGAACGGCTCGAGGCGGTAGAAGGCGGCCCAGCGGCGGATCTGCCGGACGGACGTGGTCCGGAGGAACTCGGGCACGTTCGGTATTCGGTGATGCGCGGCGAACCTGTAGACGAACGTCATCCACGGCTCGCCCCTTAGTTTCCCTCCTCTTCCTTCACGGCCTTCTCGTCGTTTCGGAGCACGGTCTCCCAGCATCGGACGTAGATCCACATCAGCGTCCGCGGGCTCGTCTGGAGGAGCGTCGGGATGTCAGCGTCCTTGTAGCGGCGCTCGCCGTTTGCGTCGGCGACGCAGACCGCGACCGTCCGGGCGATCAGCTCGGCCGGCGGGTCCTCGCCCGCGAGCTTGCGGTGGGCGACGGAGAGCGCGTGCCACTCCTCGAACGAGGGCCACCGTAGCTTGATCGGCGTCTGCGACCGCGGCGGCGTGACCTCGATCGGCTCGTCGGCGATCGCGAGGATCTGGTCCAGGGGCTTCGGCATATCAGGATTCTCCAGTGAAGGCGAACTCGGCCGACCCGCGGAGAAGGTCGCCGACCGACCCCTCAATCTCGAACGACAGGAGGATCGCGTCCCACGTTACGGAGCCGCCGTCGAACGTGACGACGACACTCCCACGCGAGCCGATGTCATCCACGGCGTACGGCGGGCACCCCAGTAGCCTTACAGAGACCGTCCCCGGATCAACACTGGTGCAGGCCACGGTCCGGACCAGACGGGCTTCCTCCCCGGTGCCCCAGACGGTGCCGTCGACGCCGGTCGTGTCGGCAGTGACGGCAGACCCAGGGCGAACCGACCAGCTAATGATCGAACCCAGCTCCGAACCGTTAAACGAGACGGTCGAGCCTTGGGAGTATGCTGGCATCGGATCCTCCGCGGGGCTCGGGGATCAGGACGACCCGCCAGGCACCGACACGAAGGTCGCGGTCCCCTTCACGAGCTCGCCGACGGCGTACTCGACCTCCGCCTCGGTGCAGCGGAACTCGCCCCCGTCGATCGTGTAGGTGTCGCCGGCCGTCGGGGCGGCCGACGTAAGGAACGAGCAGGTGATCGTGGTCATAAGACCGCCCACGGCCCCGGCCCCAGAATCCGCAAGGCCGTTGACGTAAACGCGGTTTGACCCGACGGCCAGGTCGAGCGTCGAGGCGTCGAGCCGGTTGCTGCTGCTTGTCGTGTCAATGCCCGTGACCTTCACTTTGACGTTCGTCAGGTCCGAGACGGGCAGGACTGGAGCGTTCCCTTGGGCTGGCGTTGGCATGAATCAGGATCCCTCCGCCTTGTAGGTGTAGGTTGCGGTGCCCTTGATCATGTCGCCGACGGCGTACTCGGTCTCGACCTCGGTGCAGATCCAGCCGGTCGCGTCGGGGTCGTCGTTCACCGCCGGGGCGGTGCCGAAGAAAGAGCAGGTGACGGTCTGCGTCACGCCCGTCTCATCGGCCCCGGCCCCTACTTCGACGAGCGGTGCGTCGTCGTAGACGCGGGATGTGTCTTCGAGCGTCGTCACGTCGACTTTGTTCGAGGTGCTCGACGGGTCGGCGGCTGTCGTCTTCACCTTGACGTTCGTGCAGCCGGTCGGCAGCGTCAGGCCGGCGATCGACGGGAGACCAGCGAGGGCGGGCATCGGTTACTCCATCCAGGAGACGGCGACGGTGATCTCGACGACGTACGCGATCGGCTTGTTCTGGCCGTCCTCGAAGACCGGGTCGGAGTCCTTCGAGTCGGTGACCAGTACCCGCACGATTGTCAGGTCGCCCGAGCTACCGGCGAAGTTTCGCAGGGCCCGGCGGATGTCCCGGGCGGTCTCGTGGGTGTCGGCGTAGTTCGCCCCGTAGACCTCGATCGTGAACGTCCCGGTCGTCACGGTCTCGTCGTCGGCCGCGAGCGTGTCCTCGTCGGCCTGGCCGGCCTGGGCGAACATGACGTAGGGCGGGTCCCCAGCGGGCCCGATCAGCGGCCAGGCGTTGCAGCCGGCGGCCTCCTCAAGGGTCGCCCGGAGCCAGGACTGGATCAGGTCTTCGGATCCGGATGGCATGGGTTAGCCCTTGTAGCCCTGGTTTTTTCCCGCGGCGATCTCGTTGGCGGCCCTCTCAAGCCCGACCCGCAGCTCGTCCGCCAGGCGGGCCGCCACCTGGCCTTTGATGGAGTCGAACGTTCGCTGCATCATGGCGACGCCCGTCTGCCACTTCGTGCCGTACTCGGCCCAGATCGCCTTCCGACTGTTCCAGCCGTACCGGTAGCCGAGGCCGGCGACCGCGATCCCGTCACGGTTCCGGCCGATCCACTTGGCTTTTGTCATGACGCTTTTCCGCAGCTCGCCTGACGATCTCGTCTCGCCTTTGCGTCGGCGGCCGCGGCGGACGCTCGTGGGCGGCGTGTTCGCCCGAAGTTTCTGGACGCCGCCGGCCGCCTTGATTGCGCGCCGCATCGACGCGAGCATGTGCTTTTTCCCGATGTGCCTCGGGAGCTCCTCGTAGGACTTCGCGAGGTCGGCGATGTCGCGGTTGAACCGCGCCCAGGAGAGCGAGATCATGCCGCGACCTCCTCGACCGAGAGTTCCATCGCCTCGCGGTGCCCCTGCTCGACGACGCCCGAGATGTAGAGCAGGCGGTC